GGCCAGGGCGTGGGGCGTGCCGCTCACCGACGCGCTGCGAATCTCGCGGACGGAGCACGTCCGGGCGCACCGCATGGCGACGATGGATTCCTACCGGCGCAATCCGCACGTGGTCAAGGGCTGGGTCTGGCATTCGGCGTTGATACCGGGGCGCACCTGCCCGGCGTGTGTGGCGATGCACGGCACGCGGCACACGCTGGAAGAGACGCTAGACGACCACCCGAACGGTCTGTGCGCGGCGGTGCCCGAGACGGTCTCCTGGGCGGACCTGGGCGTTCGGGGTGTGCCGGAGACGGGGCTTGAGGTCGAGGCGGGCGAGGCATGGTTTGCCCGGCAGGGTGAGGACGTGCAACGGCAGATGCTAGGGCCGGGGCACTTTGAGATGTACCAGGCCGGCACGCCGCTCTCCGAGATGGTGGCGTGGCGGACAGACCCCGACTGGGGCCGCACGGTGGGGGTCAAGAGCCTGAAGGATATAGCGGCAGACGAGGGTGAGGATTGGGCGGTAGCGGCAGAGTAGGGGCCGTTCGCAAATATCAGGGGGAGTAGAGCCGAGATGGCAGACGAGAGAGAGCCCGAGATGGGCGACGAGGAGCAGCAGGACCAGACCGGGACCGAGCCGCAGGATTCGGGCGAGGTGCCCGACCCGGCGGAACTCCAGGCGGAACTGGAGCGCACGCGCAAGGCCCTGGCGGATGCCAACAAGGAGGCCGCGGCGCGCCGGAAGAAACTGGAGGCATTCGAGGCGCAAGAGGCCAAACGCAAGCAGGCCGAGATGACCGAGCTTGAGAAGGCCAAGGCGCGATTGAACGAACTGGAGAAGCGGGCGGAACAGGCAGAGGCCGGCCGGAAGCAGGCGCTGGTGCGTGCGGCGGTGATCGCCCAGGCCACGGCGCAGGGTTTCCGCGATCCCGAGGACGCGCTGCGCTACCTGGACACCTCCGAGGTGGAGATCACCGAGGACGGCAAGGTAGGCGACGTGAGCGCGCTCCTGAAGGAACTCGGCAAGCAGAAGCCCTACCTGTTGCAGCCACAAGGCTCGGTGGGCGCGACGAATCCGGGCCGCGGCCAGGCGCAAGGCGAGACGCCGGAGCAACGGCGTTCGCGCCTGTTTGGCAGCGGCGGCCCCGACCTGGGGCCGGGCGCCGGATACGTGCCCCTGCGCCAAGGATAACGTTAGAGGTGTGAGATGACGGTAGGACTGAGTGGAGTAGCCGAACTCAACAGTTACTTCAACAACATCTATGAAGACGCGGTGTTTGTGGTCCGGGAGCAAAACCTGGCCGTGAGCCTCGTCAAGGTGTTCCGCGACGGCAGGGGTGACCAGACGCGGTCGATCACCACGTACCCCGAGGTGACGCCGAGTGCGGTGGCCGAGACCGAGGACTTTAGCGCGCCGACGGCGTTCGACAAGACGCTGCTCTCGACGCTGACCCCGGCCGAGTACATGAGCCAGGTGCTCCTGACCGACCGGCGCATCGAGACCGATCCGCAGAACGCCCGGCAGGATGCGGCAATCGAGATGGGCGGCGGGATGGCCGAGTTCATCGACAAGACCGTGTTCGGCAACTTTCACGACCTGACCGGCGGCACCGTCGGGAACCTGGGCAGCGCGATGATCTGGGGCTACCTGATGGCCGCCGAGGCGCGCCTGCGGGCCGCCAACGTACCCCGGCCGCACTACGCCGTGCTGCACCCCTACGGGTGGCACGACCTGGCCGGCGCGGCCGCGGTGAGCGCCACGGCGACGAACGCGCCCGAGTTTCAGGATGAGGTCATGCGGCGCTACTACGTGGCGAACGCGGTGGGCCTGGACGGCATTTTCATCTCGTCCAACGTTAAGACCTCGGGCGGGACCGGGGCCTATGGCGCGGTGTTCAACCCGAACGCCATCGCCTACGACATCCGGCGCGGCCTGCGGCTGGAGCCGGAGCGCGACGCCTCCAAGCGCGCCTGGGAACTGAACCTCACGACCCTGTTCGCGCATGGTGTCTGGCGGCCGACGTGGGGCGTGCAGATTCTCCACGACATCACGGCGCCCGAGAGCTAAGGAGGCTTGCAATGTTTGGATATGACAACGTTCACACCGAGGTCGTAACGATCTCGGACCCCGGCGCCGACGGTACGCTGGTGATCTGGAAGGCCCCGACGCGGCTGGCGAAGGTCGAGATCCTGGAGGCGTGGGCGGTTTGTGACACGGCCATCGCTGGCGTGGGCACGGCCATCACGCTGACCTTGCTCGACCAGGGCGCGAAGGGCACGGCGTCGCCGGGCACCGTGTCGGCGGACCTGGGCGCAACGGGCACCGGAGACTGGACGGCGCACGTGCCGCGTGACTTCACCATCAGCGAGGGCACGCTGGACGGCGGCGACTACCTCTGCCTGAAATATGTCGAGGAGGGGACGGTGGCACCGGCCAACATCAGCGTCGGCTTTTCGTGGGTGTCGGGCGTCGGCGCCTGATTGGATAGTGGCGGCGAATGATAGCCGTTTAGCGATAGTGGGCCAGCCTAGGGGAGACCCGAAAAGCGGTACGCCCCCGCCGCCCGGCTGGCCCTATATGGGGCGCATGGGGATAAGTGGGGGAGGAACGGGGGCACATGCACATATTTTGGTGGTCGAACGCGCCCTGGTCCAGTACGGGCTACGGGACGCAAACGAAGGTGAACGTACCGCGCATCAAAGCGCTGGGGCACAAGGTGACGCTGGGCGCCAACTATGGCCTCTCCGGCGCGGTGTTGAATCTCGGCGACGGCGACGCGATCTACCCGCTGGGGCTGGATCGCAGCGGGAACGACGTGCTGGGCGCACACGCGGCGCACTGCGGGGCGGACATCGTCATCACCCTGTACGACTCGTGGGCGTTCCGGCCCAACGCGACAAGCGGCATCCGCTGGTGTCCGTGGGCGCCGGTGGATCACGAGCCGATACCGCGTCCAGTGACGCAAGCGCTCAGTGTGGCCTGGCAGCCCATCGCCTACTCACGGTTCGGGCAACGGGAGATGCAGAATGCCGGCCTGGACGCTGCCTATGTGCCGCACTGCCTGGACATGAGCGAGTACACGCCGGGGAATCAGGCCGAGAGCCGCGAGCGGTTGGGGCTGCCCCAGGACGTGTTTGTCGCCGCGATGGTGGCGGCCAACAAGGGCACGCCGAGCCGTAAATCGTTCGGTGAGGTGGCCCAGGCGTTCCGGGCGTTACTCGACAAGCACGACGATTGCGTGCTGTACCTCCACACGCACCGGGGGCCGGAGATGTCCGGCATCGACCTGGAGGATCTGCTCGGTGCAGTGGGCATACCGCACGACAAGGTGATCTTCTGTGACCCCTACCACAACATCCTGGGCTTCCCGACGCCGTACATGGTGGATGTGTACCGATCCGCCGACGTACTCCTGTCGCCCTCGATGGGCGAGGGGTTTGGGCTGCCCATCCTGGAGGCGCAGGCGTGTGGTTGCCCGGTCATCGTGGGCGACTGGACGGCAATGCCCGAGTTGTGCTTCGGGGGCTGGAAGGTGGGCGGGCAGAGGTTCTTTACGCCCATCGGCTCGTTCCAGTACATCCCGTTCGTGGGCGAGATCACCGACGCGCTGCTGGAGGCCTACGGCTGGGGCAGGGAGCACTACAGCGAACAGGCGCGGGCGGGCGCGATGGCCTATGACGCCGACTTTGTGGCGCAAGAGTACTGGAAGCCGGTGCTGGCCAGCATCGCGGAACGGGTAGAGGCCGGAGCGGAGGAACCCGAGGGGATGGTCGCGCTGTGAGGGTCGCCTTTTACAACGCACCGGCGTTCACCGAGAGCGCGCTGCGCTACCGGCTGAACCCGCCCCTGGCCCCGGCGATCCTGGCGGCGGTGTTCGAGCAGGCCGGGCACGAGGCGGAGGCGGCGGACCTGGAGGCGCTGGGCGTGGGGCCGGAGCGGTTGGCGCGCTCCTATGCGGCGCAACGCGACCGCTGGCCGGACGCCATCGGCTTCACCGTCTGCTCGTTTGCGGCCCAGGGTGCCGAGGCGTGCGTTAGGGCCCTACGCGAGGCGGGCTACAACGGGTACATCGCCCTGGGCGGGCCGCACATCACCATGCTGGGACGCGGCCCGGTAGACGAACTGGAGAGCTGGGGCGCGGACGCCTGGGTGGTGGGCGAGTGCGAGGGGAACGTGGTGCGCGTATTCGAGGAACGGCAGCGGGGGCTCATTCAGGGCGTCCGCGCCCCCATCGAGAGCATCCCGGCGCCGTTGTGGGCCAAGCACAGGCCGGGCGTGGGCGTGGTCTACGCCGGCAACCAGCCGTTCACCGGGCATCCCGAGTGGATTTCGATGTGGTCACGCGGCTGCCCCCACGCCTGCACGTTCTGCCCCAATGTCGTATTCGGGCGGCAGGCCATCCGGCGGCGGCCGGCGGCGGCCATTCAGGAGGAACTGGCGGGCCTCGCACGACGGGGCATCAAGAGCGTCTACGTGTACGACGATGAACTGATCGGTTTCCCTGGGCGACATAACGACTGGTTGGCGGACGTGTGCCGGGAGGTGGCGCCACTGGGGCTGCGGTACAAGGCGCAGGGGCGATGCTCAGAGCGGGCAGTAACGCCGGGCGTGCTCGGGGAGATGGCGGCGGCGGGGTTCCGGGCGGTGCAATGGGGCGTCGAGTCGTTCTCCGAGCGGGTGCTGGACGCGCTGCACAAGGGCACCGACGAGGGGGATATTTGGGCCAGCCTGGAGCGGGCGCACGCGGCGGGGCTGGCAAACGGCCTCTTTATGATGGTAGGCAGCCCTGGGGAGACGGTAGCGGACTTGGAGCACACCGAGGAATGCTTGCGGCGGGCGCAGGCGCGGGGCCTGGTGCAATGGCTTCAGGTGACGGTGCTCACGCCGATGCCGGGCACGCCACTGTATACCCAGGCGATAGCCGAGGGGTGGTATCGGGAGCCGCCGAACGAGCGCATGGTGGGGGCGTACATGGACACGCCGACGATGAGGGCGGCGGACATCGAAAGGTGGCGGCTGCGGCTGTTGGAGGTGGCGGCGTGACAGACGATGTGACGCTCTACCTTGGCGACTGCCTGGACGTGCTGCGCGACTTGCCCGACGGGAGCGTAGACGCGGTGGGGACGGACCCGCCGTACCCCAAGGAGTACGAGCACTTGTACGGCGAAATGGCACGCGAGGCCAAGCGGGTGCTGCGGCGCGGCGGCTCTCTGGTGACGCTCTGTGGGCACTACCAGTTGCCGCGCGTGCTGGCCGACATGACGCCGCATCTCAAGTATCGGTGGATTGTGAAACTCGACCAGCCGGGTAGCAGCGCACGCATGGCGATGGGGATTCGCGTCACCTGGAAGCCGATGCTCTGGTTCGTCAACGAAGCCCTATCGCCACAGCGGAACGTGGCGGACATGGCAACATCGCTACGCCGGAGCAAGGATAGCGGGCATCCGTGGGAACAGGACGCAGCCTATGCGTTGTGGGCCATCGAGAACCTGACCGACGAAGGGGACACCGTCCTCGACCCGTTCATGGGCTCGGGCACAACCGGCGTCGCGTGCGTGCAAACGGGGCGGCGGTTCATCGGCGTGGAGATTGACCCGACCTACTACGCCATCGCAGAGCGCAGGATAGCCGAGGCGCGGGCTCAACTGCCGCTGCCGCTGGCAGAGGGGGCGGGCTGATGCGCGTCCTGATGATTCACGAGGACCGCCGCGGCTACGGCCAGGGCGGGGGTGCGGAGACCATCCTGCGCGAGAACACGAACATCCTCCGTGCGATGGGCCACGACGTGCGGTGGTATCAGGGCGGCGAGTCGTTCACCGACCTCCTGGCCGCGTACAAGCCCGACGTGTGCCACGTGTACACCGTCCATAATTTCATGGGCTTTGGCGAGGTGAGGCACCTCCAGCGGGTCGGCTGGCCGCACGTGTGGCAACTGATGGACTATTGGCCCTTTTGCGGCGGGCGGATGCTCTTGCGCCGGTACGACGAAACGTGTAGCGCGGCGACGGGCCTCTGCGACGGGGAGTGCCGGGAGGGGCGGGCGCCCGACCTGTACCGCGAGATGGTCAACGGCTCGCCTATCGCGGCGCTCTGCCCGGACACGGCGGCCATCTATCGGCGACACGGGGTGCGCTGCGACTATATCCTCTCGCCGGGGGTGGATGCGGACTTTTTCACCCCGGCGCCCGACCGGCGGGTGGCTGGGCGGGTGGTCACGTCGAGCGCGTGGCCGCAGTACCCGACCAAGGGGATGCACATTCTCAAGGCGGCGGCGCGTGAGGTGGGGGTGACGGCGCACCTGATAACGGGCCAACCGCGAGAGCGGGTCCGCGATCTGTTGCAGACGGGGGACGTGTTCGTGTTCCCCTCGACCTACGAGGAGACCTATGGCCTATGTCTGACCGAGGCGATGTCCACCGGGTTAGCCTGTATCGCGTCCAGCGTATGTGGCACGAGAGCGCAGGTAACCGACGGGGTGGACGGCCTCCTGGTGCCGCCCAGGGACGCGGGGGCGCTGGCCGACGCGCTGAGGCGCCTGCTGGGCGAAGCGGCATTGCGGGCGAGGATGGGGCGGGCGGCGCGTGAGACGGTGGAACGGGACCGGACCCTGGCCCACGTGGGCGAGCGGTTGATGGCGGTGTATCGGGAGGTGCTAGATGGCCGCTCGTAGCGGGATGACCGACCTGATTCTGCGAACCCGGCGGATGGTGAATGATGCCGGGAGCGCGATCTGGCCAGACGATGAGGACATTCAGGACGTGCTCGACCTCCACAAGCAGCGCGTCTACCGGGAGCCCCTGGAGCACGAGCGCACGCTGGTGGGCTCGGGCACGGCGGAATACACCGTCTACCATTCGCGCTATGGGAACTATGAGGGCGGCGGCACGGCTTACTTCCGGGTAGAGGATTCAGCGGGCACGCAGCGGGGCACGGCGGACTATACGGCGGACTATATCGCCGGCATCGTCACGATGGCCGCCGACCAGATGGGCACGGCGCTCTACCTGACGGGCTGGTCCTACGACCTGAACGGGGCGGCGGCGGACCTCTGGCAAGAGCGGGCCGGGGCGCTGGCCGAACGGGCGGACGTATCGGCGGGCGACAACTCGGTGAAGCGGGGCCAGATGATGGGGCACGCGCTGGACATGGCCGAACACTACCGGCGGCAGGCGCGGGCGCGCACGGTAAGGAGCTGGACCGTTGGCCTTCTTGAGTAGCGACGAACTGGCGGCCATTCGAGAGGACTTTGAGGCGACGCTGCCGGACACCTGCCGCGTGGATTACGTCACGCGGACGGCGAACGGCGACGGCACCTGGACCGACTCGTGGTCGGCGCGGGGTTCGGCCATCGCCTGCCGGCAGGTGGCGGTGACGGGCCGCGACTTTCCCCAACTCACTGCGGAGCAGGTGCAAGAGGGCCGGTTCTGGCGCTTTGAGTTCTCCGCGACCCAGGCGATAGCGGTGAGCGATAAGATCACGCGGGGCGGCAAGGAGTACCACGTGATACAGACCAACGCCGACCAGTCGGAACTCCTGAAACTGCACGTCCTGGCGGAGCGGCGGGAATGAACGAACTGACGATTCACGCCGACTTTGCCGCGCTCGACGCCATGCTGCGGCGGCTCAGGAAGGAAGAGAAGCCGGTGCGGATCGTCCACGACGGGGTGGAATACGGCGTGTATCAGGAGTTCGGCACGACCAAACTGGCCCCCCGCCCGGCGGCACAGACGGCAGCGGCGGAGATCGAGCCAGCCTACCAGACGCTGATGGGCCAGATCACCGAGGTGCCGGACCCTGACGCGGCGGTGGAAAAGATAGCGCGGGATCTCGAAGCCAGGTGGAAGGGCCAGATCGTCGCCATGCGGATCATCGACACGGGGCAGTACCTGAACTCGGTGCGCGTGAGCACGCCGGAGGAATGGGGAGGTGACGAGTGACGCTACCCAACACCGGCTCGGCCCTCTACACGACACTGGCGGCGGGTTCGGCGCTCGTGAGCGAACTGGGCGGCACGCGCATCTACGAGGCGCTGGCTCCGCAGGGGGCGACCTACCCCTACATCGTGTACTTTCGCGCCGGCGGGGGGGATGACAACGCCTCGCCCCGGCGCACGCGGACGGAGAACTGGGTCGTCAAGGCCGTGGCGACGGACCAACAGAAGGCGAGGAGTCTAGATGCGCTAATCGACGCACAACTACACGAGGCGGAGGTGACGATTACCGGCTGGGACAACTACCAGACGGCGCGCCGGACGGACGTGGCCTACGCGGAACCCGGCGAGGGCGGAGTGGTGTACTGGCATCGTGGGGGCACGTACCGGCTGAATATTGGCGATTCATCGTGAGGTGAGAGATGGCGAAGGCAAACAGAATCTTTGGGCGCGACCTCTACGCAACGTTCGGCACCCACCGGCTGGACACCGATTTTACCACCCTCTCGACCAACGAGGATGGGCAGATGGTGGACCTCTCGGCGGGAAGCGACACGTTCTCGTACTGGAAGTTCCTGCGCGAGTCCACGACCGTGGACGTGGAAATGTGGTTCTCGGGCGACGGGCCGGGCTCGGCGCTGCGTGCGGCCACGGACCCCGGCAAAGAGGGCACGTTGACCGTGGCGCCGGCGGGCACGGCAACGAGCAAGCCCAAGTTCGAATGCACCGCAGCGCTCGTGCGGAATCGGCGGATCGACTACCCGTTCGACAACGGCTGCCGGATGCGGATTCAGTTCCAGATGAACGACGCGTGGAACGAGACATCGTACTAGGCGACACAAGGGGGCAAGCATGGAAGTGACGGTATCGGGCAAGACGGTGTGGCTGCGTGACCGCATCCCGGCGCGTGAGGGGTGGCCGTTGAGGCAACTCCTGGCGCGTGCGGCCACGGGCGAGCGCCTGAGTTTCGAGGAAGACGCTCAGGCGCTCGCCTACGTGGTCGAATCTTGGGAGTTCGAGGGCGACCCCAGTGACCCGGCGGTCTACGGGGACCTGGACATGGGCGACTTTATCGCCATCGAGAACGCGGTCGGGCAGCACGCCTTGAGGCTCTTTCGCATCTCAAAAAACTAGCGGAGGCCACCTACCTGCACCTGCGGTTCGGCGCGGCGCTGGACTGGTGCGCGGTGCGGTGGCTGATCGCGGATCGCACGGGCTGGACGCTCGACTACATCGACTCCTTGCCGATGGATGACTTGCTCGTGGGGATGCAGGCGTGGCGCGGGATAGCGATAGCGCGGGAGTAACGGTATGCCCCAAGGCCAGCAAATAGCATCGCTGTTCGCAACCGTAGGGGCGGACCTTACCGGACTGACCGGGGGACTCGCCCAGGCGCGGGGACACCTGGACGGGTTCGCCGGGCAGATGGCGACCGTCGGCGGCAACATGCAGCGCGTGGGCGGCGTGCTCACGGCGGCGGTAACCACGCCCATCGTGGGGGCCGGCGTCGCGTCGCTGAAGATGGCCGCCGACTTTGAGAGCGCGACGAACATCCTGGCCATTGCTGCGCGGCAGTCGGGCACGCCGCTGGAAGACCTGCACGACGCGGCGCTCCTGGTGGGCAAGGACGCGCAGCTGATTGGCGTTGACGCTATGCAAGCTGCGGACGCCATGACCACGTTCTACAAAACGGGGTTCACAACCTCCGAGGTCATGGGCGACCTGAACACGTACCTCGAAGAGGAGACGAACCTCACGGGGATGCTGCGGGCGGCCATCGACCTCACGGCGGCGTCTGACCTGGACCTCGCACGCGCCTCCGACGCGGTGGCCATCGCCATCAAGACGTTCGGATTGAACTACGAGGATGCCACGGCGGTAGCGAACTCGTTCGTGGGCGCGGCGGACGCTAGCGTGGCAGAGGTGTCAGACCTCACCGACGCCATGTACACGTTCGGGCCGACGGCGAACCAGTACGGATGGTCGCTGCAAGACGCGAACACGGCGCTCGCCATCCTGTCAGAGCGGGGCATTCGTGGGTCGGAAGCGGGCACGGCGTTGCGCTCCATGATGACGAACATGATGCGCGACACCGACGACACCACCGCCGCGCTGGATGCGCTGAATATCTCCCTGTACGACCAAGAGGGGCAGATGCGCACGCTGCCCGACATCATGGGGCAACTGACGCAGGCGCTGTCGGGGCTGTCGGACGAGGAACGCAACTACTACATCCAGACCCTGGCCGGCACCTACGGCATGAAGGCCATGGCGACGCTAGTTGCCGAGGGCCCCGAGGGCTGGGCAGAGATGGAAAAGAAGATCGCCGAGGCGGCCACGGCGCAGGAGGTCGGGGAGCAGCGCACGCGGGGCATGACTGGCGCCCTGGAGCAGTTTCAGGGGGCGCTACAGACGTTGGGCATCACTGCCGGCGAGACTTTCCTGCCCAAAGTAACGGAGGCCGTGGAGGGCACAACCAACGTGGTCGACGCGCTGGCTGGTGTAAGCCCTGAGGCTCTGAAGGCCGCCATCGGCCTGGCCGGCGTCGCGGCAGCAGCGGGGCCGATGTTGCTAGTGGTAGGTAGTCTACTCAAGGTGCTGCCGGTCTTCACTACTCAGCTTGGTGGGCTGACAGTTCTGCTACTAGGCCTAGCTGGCGCCCTGTGGCTGGCGGGCGAGGACGGTGTGACATTCCGAGACGGGCTTCACGAGGTGGGCCAGGAGCTTCAGAAGCGCGAGGGGCTGGAGGAGGTTGGCCTCTGGATCGATCGTCTGGCCACGCTGACGGATTGGCTTGCTGCCGTGGGCGAAGGGGCCAGGGGAATGGCGCGGTTCTTTCGCGACCCGTTCGGTGCTCTGGATCAGATGACGGAAGCTCTGGACCAGAGCGCCGGGATAACGCCAGAGGACTATGAGGCCTACTACCGCGAGGGGCGCTACCTGCCCGAATGGGCACGCCGCGGGCTCGGTCTCTCCAACCGATCGACGGATACAGAGGCGGCGCTGAACGAGTTGGTGGATATGATCGTCGGGCCCGAGACAGCCAGGCTTATAACGTTCACACCGCAAGGCATCGAGATTGTTGTCGGCAGTATGCCAATGAGTGGGGAGCAGCTGAGTTCGGTCTGGGCTGATCCAGCGATGTGGGACCTCATTGACAAGGTGGTTCCACCGGAAGGGTACTCCGCTGACGTAGGCTTTCGACTAGCCCAGACGGCGGAAGAAACGGCTAAGCTGGCCGAGCAGGCGGCGGCTCGGGCGCGGATGCTTGAGGGACAGATCAACCCTCGTGGGGGCGTGGGGCTCGACGAGTACGGCCCCGAGATACCTGCGGGCTACTATCCCTTGCCGCCCGAGGGCTATACCGAGCAGACACCCAATACGCTTGGGGGCATCGGCTCGCAGCCCTATGGCCCCGAGGAGATGAAGACACCGGCCCTGGATCAGCTCTTCGGAGAGGAGGATGTTGCCCTTGGCTTTTCACTGACGCCGGCCCAGACGCCGGAGGAGGTAGCGGCCCTGGCCGAGTCGGTGCTGCCGCCAGAGGGGAGCCTGACGCGCAGCGTCACCATCGCCGCGCGAGCGGACCCCGCACAACTCGAACGCAGCGCTGACGAGGTGGCGGCCGCTTGGGAGCGCGCCATCGCCCAGCGCTTGGAGCGCCTCAAGCGGAACAAGATGGTCGAAACCGGCGGCCTCCTCGAAGAGGCGGCGGCCGTGGGCATGGCGCGATAGGGAGGCGATAGGTGGCCTACTGGATCACACGCTTCGGGAGCACGGACCTGCCAGCGCGTGCACAAGCGCAAGACGTGGGCACCGGCGAGGCGCGCTCGGGCCTCGTGACGCTGCCCGACGGCTCGGGGTTTGACGCCTATGGCGCGAACCCCACGCGGGTGAGACCGTGGGAACTGAGCGTCAAAGGGGCGGTGGTGGCGGATTCGGAGGCGGCGCTGCATACGGCGGCATCGGCGCTCTATGCACTGGTGGGCCGGAGCGACTACCTCTACCGCACACCGGACGGCGGCACGGCGAACTCCCAGCGCATCCGGGCGCGCTGCCTGCGGGCGGACTTCAGCCGGGACGTGCGGCACCGACTATGGGCGCAGCCAACGTTGACGTTCGAGGTACAGGAGCCGGCATGGTCGGGGACGGCAGAGCTGACCGCCAGCGGCACCCTCACCACCGGCGGCACGCTGATCGTCAACAACGCTGGCAACGCGCCGGTTTGGGGGCCGCTGTTCACGGTGGTGGCCAGCGGCGCGGCGATCACCTCGTTCCGGCTCCGACACTACACGGCCGGATACGCGGCGGACCTGTGCTACGGCACCGCCTGGGGCACCGGCACGGGGGGCGGCACGTTGGCCAACGGCGGCACGCTAGTCATCGATTGTGGCGAGTACAGCATCCGGAACAACGGCACGGACGCCTACGGCCGCTTCGCGTTGGGGACCTACCACCAGCTCGACGGCTGGGCGGCACTAGCGCCGGGCAACGCCGCATTTGTGGCGACCTTCTCGGGCGGGGGACAGGCGATAGTGAAGTGCACCTATCGGAGTGCGTATGCCTAGTTATGTTGTAGTCACGAACTCGGCCGGTGACCCGTACGGGGCTGGGCCGATCCATCGCGCCACGCGCTGGACAGCAGTGAATCGGCTGGACAAAGCTGGGCGCTGTTCGTTTGAGCTACCGGCGGCCGATCCGCGCGCCAGGGAGGTGCTGGCGAACAAGCGCGAGGCCCACTATTACACGCTGCGCGGCGGCACGCCGACAGAGGTTGGCGCGCTCATTATCGACAAGATCGAGACGGTGGTGGCCGGCAGGGAAGAGCCG